GTTAAACCACATTAAGCAATAGAATTATGACAGAAAAGGATTTTTTAGAAAGTAAAGGTAAATATTTTCATCTTAAATTGATGAAGTATGTTACCACTAATGCTGAGATGTCAGAGGGTAACGAACTGGATAAAGTTATTAAAGCAAATGCTGTTTTATCTTTCCAATTTGATCAGGGAAGATACACGATAAGATGGAGTGATCTCGTTGAAAGATTCAAGAATGACATCTTAGAATTTAAGATTGAGTTTCCTGAAATTGAATTTCAAAATCCTCTATGCAATTAGAAATTACAACGGCTTTAGTCAATCAAGTTAAAGGTTATGCACAAATATCAGCAACACAATTACTAGGTGGGCAAGGCAGTAGTAAAGTTTTATTTATAGCAGAGGAAGCAGTTAGTGAATTGCTTATAAGTTGGCACAATCGCAACCTAAGAAACGAATGGATTAAGAGCAACTTCACAGACAACTTTTATTTTATATCCTCTAAGAATGCCGTTAAAAACGTGATTATGCGAGAGGACCGGCATAAGAGACAAATTTGGAAAGATACCGGAAATGTAAGTTTAGATAAAAGTTTAGATTTAGATGTAACCTTAGAGTTACCAGATGAAAGTATTGAGGACCTAGAGAGGTTGCTAGAGAATGAAGCCTTAATCGATTACCAGTTAAAATTTATTGTTAATACTTTAGAGAATAGCAAATACATAAATCAATTTGATATAGAGGTGTTCTTAAAGTGCTATGTTAAAGGACAATTTATGAAACAATTTTCAATAGAAAATAAGGTATCTCAAAAGAAGGTGTCTAATTCAAGGGCTAAGATTAGAAACGTTTTAAACTACTTATACAAATAAATTATGACAACAAATGAGATCAAATTAGAAATGGAAGGGTTGGATAAGAGAACCAAGAGATACAAAGAGCTTAAGGAAATCTTAGAAAATGAAATCCCTTTAAGTTTAGAAAAACCTATTGATTACTACGAAGAAAAGGCGATCGAAATAACATTAAAGAATCACCGTATCAAAGAAAGTGCTTACAAGGTCTCTGATGAAATTTACAATACTTTTAAAGGATTTAAAGGAAGGGTGCCATCAGAAAAAATCAACTGGTTATTCAAAACCTATAACAAACTATTCAATCAAAGGTTAACGCAATGCCTTTGCCCCGGTAAGATTAAGAAAATGGTAATTAAAACGATAAAGACTTATGAGAAGGAAAGACGATAAAAACAAGTGGACTGACGAAAAGATAATGGAAATCTTTGAAGAGGGAAAAGCATGGTTTAGGCCTAAGATGATAAGAGATGTTACTGGCGTTGTAGAAGATGTTAATAAAAACAATATCTTTATCAATGATTTTCTAATGGCTAAGGGTATTTACAGAGGTCACATTAACGAGATGGCGCAAACTCGCCCTTGGTTGTTAGATATGTATGACGAGCTTTCAGAGGTACAAGAACATAAGATAGCAAAGATGGGACTGTTTAGAGATTTAGACTCATCCATGGTTAAATTTACCCTATCAAACAAGCATAATTGGAAAGACAAAACAGATAACACAAGTACGGTAGAAGTTAAAAGTGTAGACTTAAAAGAGTTGGTCGGCTTTAACGGAGGGAAATAAAATGGCCTTAATTGATCTACACTATAAATTCACCCCCTTAGTAGAATCAAAATCGAGGTATTTTATAGTTTCAGGTGGAAGGGGCTCAGCTAAATCATTTTCAATAGCTACTTACTTATTACTTAAAACCTTTGAAAAAGGGCAGGTTATATTGTTCTCTAGACTTACAATGGTGTCGGCTTCGATTTCTGTAATACCAGAATTTAATAGTAAAATTGAAGCACTTGGTATTGAGTCTTTATTCCACATAACCAACAATGAAATAATAAATAAGACATCTGGAAGCCGTATTATTTTTAAAGGCTTAAAGACAGGAAGTAAAATTCAAACGGCAAATATTAAGTCGATTGAGGGACTTACAATATTTGTACTCGATGAAGCTGAGGAGTTAAACGATGAAGAGTTATTTGATAAAATTAATTATTCAGTAAGGAGTGTTAACGCAGATAATCAAGTAATTTTAGTTTTTAATCCTCCAACAAAAAAACATCTACTTTACACCAGATGGTTTAAAAAAGCTGGGGTACAACCGGGGAGCAATATTACAAAAGGTAAAATAACCTATATCCATACTACATATTTAGACAACCTGAAAAACCTATCTCAAGACTTCATAGAGGAGATGGAAGAGCTTAAGATTACCAATCTTCCAAAGTATGACAATATAGTAATGGGAGGTTTTAGAGACAAGGCGGAAGGTTTAATATTAACTAATTGGGAGTTGGGAGAGTTTCCAAAAGATGTACCCTCAGAATTTGCTTTAGACTTTGGATTTAGTAATGATCCTACTGCATTAGCAGAATGTTATATCGACCACTCCATCAAGACAATTTACGTTAAAGGTCATCTCTATAGGACTGGAATTATACCAAGTAAGTTGGCTAAAATTGTTAAAGAAATTACAGGCCGTAATTTGATAATTGCGGACTCAGCCTCACCCGATGTAATTGCAGAAATAAGAAACGCTGGTTGTAATATTACAGGAGTTAAAAAGCCTAAGATAATAGATAGGTTGGAATTGCTTAGAGATTATAAAATCATAGTTGATCCAGATAGTAAAGACATTATTACAGAATTGAATGAGTATTGCTGGGATCCCAATTATCCCGCTGGGGATAGACCCATTGACGATTTTAATCATTACATTGATGGCATTAATTATTATGTAGTACACCGACATAGAAACCAAAGAGTTAAAAGATTTAGAATAAGATGAAATTATGGAAATACAAGAAGCAATACAAATACTAAAAGACCACAATAAATGGAGAAGATTCAACAGTATTGATTTACCAAAAGAATCCGATCCTAAAATGTCTCATCCTAGAGAATTAGGAATAGCGATTGATACAGTAGTAAATCATTTTGAAAAAGTCAAATAAAATGACAATAAAACAATACATGACCGTTCGGGCTTTGTTCAAACTTTATGGGGAAAACTCTAAAAAAGTAACCACCGAACTATTAAAAATCAATAAGCATTTAAAACTTAAGGAAGCGAATAAGATTCTTTTGAGCTACCTAGATGGACTCAATTCTAAAAAGGAAGAGGTAACACAAAGATTTATTTTTAATGGTATTGAGTATGGCCTTATCCCAGATTTTGAGGATTTGATGACCAGCGAATATGTAGACATTGATCTCTATGAAAATGACTTCGATAATGTACATAGATTAATGGCTATTTTATACAGACCAGTGATTTCAAGTTACGGTAAATTATATGAGATTGAAGAGTATCAAGGCTCAAAAAAATATGCGGATGTTATGTTGGAAGTTGATGTGAAAATATATCATTCTGTGATAGCTTTTTTTTTGACTTTAAACGAAATTTTGTTAAAAGATATCCACGAATCTATGACCAAGAAAAGCAAGAGGAAAAAACTAAAAAAAGACTTGTAACAAAAGGTGAGGAGCTTGCGTCTAAATATGGGTGGGGTAATCAAATAATGAAAGCAGCAGACTATAAATTCTTAAATGTTAGCAAAGTAGTCAACAGTCCTGCAGCTGAATTTCTTTATTATCTTAATTACATGATTGATTTTAACGAGGCGGAAGATGAGAGGATTAAAAAAATCAACAAATTAAAATAGCAATGTTTTTAAAATAAAGAATGAATAATAATTTCTATAAGATAGTCAAAATCATTCGAGATACATTAGAAGAAAACCCCCTGGTTAATACTTTGATTTATGCAAGGGGAGAGGATAAGGATATTTTAAAAGACAACGTCTATCCTTTGGTCCATCTCAATCCTGTTTCCGCACCGTGGGTTAATGAAGCGTCAAATAACTTTACTTTTGAGATAGGTGTATTTGATCAAAGGACTACAGATAACAGACACAAGGGTACTAAGTTTGAGGGAAACGACAATGTAATTGATAATCATAATACGTGTTATAGTATCATCAATGAATTTCTTACAGTCATGTCAAAAGATAATGACGATCAGATTTATATGACTACCGTCTCCGATATACAACCGTTATTTCTACAAGATAGTAATGGATTAGATGGTTGGTTTGTAACGGTTACATTTAAAATGATTAA